GCAGATTTGCCTTTTAGTGTAATCTTATCATATAACCGAGAACTGGATGCCATCTAGTATTTACTCCTCTTCGGGCGGTTCTTGATTAGCCGCTGGCACTTTAGCAAATGTATCAGTTGTAGTTGAATAGACTCTCCATGCATCGGGAGGTGTGTTCATGTCGTCGGTAAAATCACTCTGATCATTTAATTCTTCACCATCGGTTGATTCATATCTACCAGCTTCGTCTCTATCTAATTTATCAGGTTTATAATTTACAGGATCTAAATTTTCATGGTGAGGATAAGGTTCGGGTGTAGGCATCCTACGCATTATTGACTCAGTACTAGTAGGAGATTCCCATTGATCTTGACCAGTTAAATCAATAATAGTGTGTAGTTTTAATCGTTGTGGTAGACCTGCCTCGGCTGCGTCTGCGCCGCCGGCTGCTGCGGCAGCGGTTGCTGCTGTGGGACCGTTCATATGAATTTGACTTGCTGTTTCTATATGTTGTCCTGAAGAATTTATATGATGCGTTCCGCCGGTTGTGATTTTTCTATCGCCTGTGACTGTATGATCAAATGTGCCGTTGTGTGTTATTTTAATGTTTCCGTTAATAATAACATCTGTATTTCCGCCAGTTGTTGTTTTTACAGTTCCACCCTGCGTGACAAAATTTTCAACTACACTGTTATAAACTGTGTGTAAAAAATCTTTTTCATACAATTTATCTACTTGTTTTTTTACATGATGTTTATAATTTTCTTCGTAAGTTTTATCTACATCTTTTTTAATCTGTATTTTTTGATTACCATCAACAATTAAAATTTGATCACCAATAACATGTGTATGTTTTTCGCCGGCAACTTTTGTGTTAAAGTTCCTACCAGCTTCCATGTTAATATCTCGATCTGCATAAAAATTAAAATCTTGCTTAGTTCTAAAACTAATACTATCTTCCGCATAAACTTCCATTTTGCCGTCGCTGGTTAATTCAATCCATGCAGTTCCGCGACTATTTCCAATATAGATTAAATCTTCACTATTGTGTAATACTATTTGATGGCCAGTTCTTGTACGGAATCTGATTAGTTCATTATGCAATATATCCTTTATGCCGTCTTCACCTTGTTCAAGTGAGGCGTACTCGGGAGGACCGTCAGTGGGTTTTGTTTTACGTAAAAACTTATCATCACCGTCGTCCATAACAAAACTTGATCCGCCGAGTCTACTAACAAATGCGTTATTAATCTTATGTTCGTGCTTACCTACTTTGCCCGTTGGTCCTTGTTTGTCAACTGGTCCGGGTGTACTAATACCAAATACCATACTAGGTACTTCTCGACGAGCACTAGAGGTTGTTATACCTCTAATATCATCTTTAAGAAGGCCTTGATTTTCTAATTTTTTAGCTAAGGGATTTTCAGGTTTTGGTTTTCTTGTAGTATCGCTTTCATTATCAGGATGTATAATTTTATTATAATCCGATACTGGTACACGTTCTTTTTCTGTATCAGTTTCTCTACTCTCGTCTGAGGCGTATTGAGTGGCCGCGTATCCTGGGAGGGAAAAGTTCATGTATTCATTTTGAACACAGCCTATCCAGAAACCTTTTCTAGTATCTCCTCCGATGAAGATTACAACTACAATTGCACCCACATCAGGAGGTACCATCCACATGCCATAAGATTTTTGTGTATTATCATGTATGTCAGAATCTTCTGATACATAATCAATATGAGTTGATCCATAGAATGGATTTAAATATTTTACGGTACGCAGTTGTCCTTCTCGATCGTCGTCATTTCCTGCCTCGTGTAGAATTTGCACTTCTAGAGTGCCCATATATGTAGGGTCTAAATGACTAACAATTTTAGCTAAAAACGGGCCAGCGTCTGGTTCAACTGCATTGGCCCCAATTCTATTTTCTTCTGGCATTTAATTATCCGTTATTAACTTCTAGGCGCCGCCGTTATTACCAAAATCTTGCGGAGGTGCTAGTTTTGGAGGGAATGTTCCGCCGCCGCCATCTGTGACTGTTTGTTTTACTAGGCCTAATGTTTGTGTAAACTTTCCTCTATTAAACTCGCTGTCAACTTGAAGTACCTTATATATACCTGTAAATTCTCTCACCGCAGAAGTATTTCCAAAATCATAAAATCCAGTTTCAGTATTTGCATCATCAGGCGTTCTAAATGCTACCCTACAAAAAATTTCACCGGTTTGCCAGTCCATTGATCCTTCGGTATTGATTCCTGCACCTGCTGTTGGAATTGTAAAGTTGCCGTGTCCCGTATCTCCTAAAAAATATGGATCTCCTAATACTTTTAAATTTAAGTTGAGCATATCATACCCGCGAGTTGCTAGATCCATAAACTGTCTAGCAGCAGTAGTAGCTGCATCGTCGAAACTAGTGCCGCCGCCAGCTTTTGCAGTTCTAGTTCCAAGCTGATCATTTTCTTTTTTCTCAGCGCCGGATCCGCCAGACTGTTCTGGAGGTTCTTGTTCTGAGTCAGATATGTTATCAGATGCTCCGCCTGTTGCCGGAGCTAGTGTTTTATCTTCAGAATTTTTGCCGCCGTCTGCATTAAAAGCTCGATAAAATCCTACCTTATATTCAATAGCAAAATCAAGTATGTCATGATTTTTACCGGTATAGATATAATTATACTCTCTGGAAATAGCCATTGAAGCAGACCCTTTTGATCCAGTATTGGGTGTAGTAAACACTGTAGCATCTACCATATAAGGGACTACTCTAAAAATAACTTTTTTAGCTTTTGTTCCAGTTTTTGGATCTTCATTAGAAATGTTGTGCAAGTGAGTTTCTATTCGCCACCATACTACTTTTCCATCAGGTGTTTGGTTGGCTTGATCTAAGGCTTGTCTACCGTAGTCACTAGTTAAAATAACTTGATTAATAATATCTTGTACTGTAGATCCTTGTGCAAATTTAAAGTTTGCATTTTTAGTATCTATTTGTATTTCGCCGCGTTTATAAATTCCAGTAGCAGGATCGTATGTTGCGTTATCTTTGGCCATTGGAGTGTCACCTTTGTTATATACATCAAGGCCTAATTTTGATTCTCCAATAGGATTACCCATATCATTACTAGTATATGGATATGTTGGAAATACAATATCTATTTCGTGTGCATAGGTCACATTTTTCTTTTTATCTTTATCGTGTTTTAGTTTATCATTAATAATTGATTTTAAGCTCTTAGCTCCTTCTGACAATAAATTTTTTACTGTGTAGGGGCCTTTTTCGTCACACGCTATCATTGCGTCAGTTTTTATTTGTGCAAACTTTGACGACATACCTTGCTCATTCCACGGATACGCTTCGATATCATATTCAGATCCTCGAGCAGTGACTCGCATGGTCACATCTCTAATTTTCATATGAATGTATTTGTTTGTTTTAGGGATAGTTTGAAACGGTTCGTCTGGACTAAAGTGTCCTTTGAATTCAATTTTTAGCATGTAAGGAGCATCTACATAGTTTTTATGTCCTGCTTGTAATGCTGCTGTTTGTAATGTTTCCCAGAATTTTCCCATGCTGTACGGTTCAATAACTTTGAAACTTATACTTAATGCATTGCTATTACCTGCTTGCTGATCAAGTCCAACTGTTCCAGCTATCTTAACATTATCCATAAATGTAGTTGCGCCAACGGTATCACCGTTAGGCATTTGTATAATTGGCAGGCCGCCGCCACGGGTGCCGCCATTAACTTCACCGTCAGTTAATGCATATAATCCAAACATGTAAGTATAAGATGCATAAGCATGTAGAGGATTAGACGGGGCGCTGCCGCCGGCTGCTCCAATTGCTCCAGCAAATCCATTTAGAGAATTTGCAAAATTTGCAAGTGTACTGGCAAGGCTGGCTGCTCCTAGGGCGCTAGCAACTCCGCTAAGACTTCCTGCAACTCCCGATACACTAGAAATTGCGTTGCGAGCTGCACCGGCAATACCGGCAGCAGTGTTTGCTACTCCCGCAAGTTGTCCAATTACTCCAGATCCTGTATTTGTTAATCCGTTAGATACTAAACTTTTAATATTGGCAGCAGATTGTCCTGCAGAATATATACTGTTTGTTGCCTGTGCAACTCCACTAACAGCCCTAGTGGCGTTGGTGATTGCAGTAGTAGCCGAACCTGCTCCGTCAAATAATCCCATATTATAGTCCTAAAATTTTAGATAGACTATTACCTTTTGGAATGTAAATTTGCACTCCTGGGATAAAATCATAGATTGGGTCTTGAAGAACATTCAAGTTCCTTTGAATAAAAACCCACCATAGTTTAGAATTTTTATATAAATCGTATGCTAAAAGATCAGGGCGATGTGTATACTGGCTTTCAATAGTGTATAAGAAGTCATCTGCTTCTGCAGGAACAGCTCTAATTTTTAAAAAACTTAAATGATCTCCAATTATAGGAGTATCTTTCCACGGGCTAGTTGAGTTGTACGTTGCTGACATTATATGAATCCTGCGGCTCCGCCGCTAATAAACGATTTTAAATTGAATGTTTTAACTTTTTCTCTACTGTAAATTGGTTGTAATTGTACATTAAAAGAACTTTTAATAGGCACATGACTTGCACCGCAGGCAATGTAATCTACATCTGCTGGCAAATCGCAAGAATAACTTTTTACAATAACAGGAATGTCTTTAAACACATAATCTCCGTAGGCATTAAACTTTAAT